GGGGGACAACGTTAGCCGGTACGACTTCAGACGGAACAGTGACATGGACTTGCTCACCAACTAATTACATTCTATACGGTGGTGGATTAGAGGACTCCTATAACAAACTACCCAAGACCAGGATACAGATTAACCCTAACGGAGAGTATGGTTCATTCGCTAACGGTGTTGGGATAGGCGTAGAGATTACCGGAGTGTGGGGGTATGGAGACGGTATCTCACCCACGCCGTATGTAGCAGATACCACGATAACTGAGGACTTGACAGCAGGGGAAGCAGCGATTGATGTAACCGCTATAACTAACCTAAGTGCTGGTAATACCATTCTAATAGGCTCAGAGCAGTATTACATCTACTCAATAGCTACTTTAACTCTAACAGTAGAAGCCGGGGTGAATGGCACAACCGAAGCTACTCATACAAACGGGGATACTATTTACATCTACCAATACCCTGCTGACATAAGGCAGGCTTGTATTGATTTAAGCACAGCGCTTTACCAACTTAGAGATAAGAAGGGTGTGCAGTCTGAGAAGATAGGGGATTACTCTTATACGTTAACCAATACCACGGCATCAGGCAGGAAGGGCTTAATAGAAGGTATCCTGAATGACGGTATCGGGAGTTACAGGCGGTTGAGGTTCTAATTGAATACTGAAGAGAGGGGAGATATTATAACACCAATTTACAATCTTTGGGGTTTGAACCCCAAATTTCCGGCTCGCTCCGAGGACTGAGTCACTGGTTTTTAAGTCATCTCTGACTACGGATTGATTACCGCGCCCCAGATGTGGCTTGCCTCTGTCTACACAGTGCCCGACCAACTCCACTTTCACTATCCGATTTACGGGATTAACCACAACGGAGATGGCTCAATGTCCAACTGTTCTTCGCTACTTGCTTCTGTTTCGGGTTGCGCGTCCGGTTTACCCTTTTAGTCCTTTACTCCCCTCACCTCAATATTCAATTATTAATGTACGATTAACTTATACTACGATTATAAACTATAAAATTATAAATGTCAAGTCTTTTAAGGAATTTATTTTAATGATTAGTGCAGGACTTTTTAATACAACTCTAACACTCCAATCACCAACCGAGACTGATGACGGTCAGGGTGGTGTTACTGCTGCATGGGCGGATAGCGGGACATTCAGGGGTAGGATTTCGCCTCTGACATCTCAAGAGAGATTGATGCAGAACAAGGAAACCAACACTACTACCCACAAGATTTACTGCAATAAGATGGATGTTGAACCAAACGATAGAATTAAGTGGGATACTTATTACTTTGAGATTACAGGGATTACCAACCCTTCTGAATTATATCACCATCTTGAAATAAGCGTAACGGAGATAAACTACCCATGAGGTCAAGTGCAGGGTTAAGGGTACATTGGGGTGCTGCTCATAGAGATGGAGAGGGAAACCTAATAGCCAAAGCAGTTAGTATACAACCGCCAGAACCACCTCAATGCCTATCCTTCAGGTGCCTGTTTAAATTTATGTATGACTCGTTATTCTGTGCCTTCCTTGCTTCATATCACCGAAGGCGGGTCTACTACGCAGAGCATAACAGACATAACAAGATACTGGAAAGATACCGGACAGGGGAACCTTCACCGCAAAATCTATGGCAGGCGATACACGCAAATTTGAAGTTGACTTGCCCGATATGTAATAAGTTTGACCGTGACCCACTACTATTCAGGAGGTAATTAAATGGCACAGACACAAACAGTAACAGATACCGGAATAGCCGAGTTAATTTTACTATGGAGAGAAGAGGTCTCTACTGGAATGGAGAGTATCGTATGTCTCGAAAAGGCATCTACTTGTACAGCTGCAGTTGGATCAACGTTTGCATCTCCTGCTGACACATCTCCTCACCACACTGGTTCAGGGCTTCTGCTTGCGGCGATAGATGCCGTTGGCGGAGATACTACCAGCACTGCCGGGGATACGATAACCTTTGACCACGTCTTCACCGCGACAGCAACAAAGAACGTCAATGGTATACACGTCTGTAATAATGACGATGATGTAGCATTTGTTGAGTGCTGTTTTAACGCTGTGTTAGCGGTGGAAGCTGACGACACGATAACTATTGACGGTCAGGTACAAATAAACCAGGCATAATAATGATAGCAAAATTTAACCCAACTGGCACGCACGTACATAAGGGTTATCTAAAGGTCAGGATAGACATCTATCCTGATATTGGGGATAAGTCCTATTCTTCTCATTACGTTGATGTGTTTGATAGGGAACCGACAGAAAAGGAACTGGAAGACCCTAATAAGTTGGCTCTCATCCCCACTCACAAGGAACTCACCCCATGTTTATGCCATTTCATCATAGTCCCCGAAGGGGTGAGCAGATTAAACTTAGAGTCATTTATTCAGAACATCTTAGATACTGATACGCTGGCCTCTATTGATGAGTATGTTATCAAGCCTGATGGTATCCATTACATCCACTCCTTGATGACCCCTAAAGCCACATTACTGCGTGAGAAGGTCAAGGATGAAAGCTCTATAACCTTAGTTAATCAGCGCATGGATGGGCTTGCCTTGACTCTTTCAGGTAGTGGAGAGGTAAAGCCAATCGCCCCACAGTCTATTGATATCGGGCCTGCTGCGATTGGGAGAGATACATCTGGGACAACAAACTATACTTACTTCTTAAAGGAGAATCCTGCTAACGATACTGGTACGATTACTTCGGTTGAGATTTGGGCAAACAGTGAACTTAGCAACTGCGAGGTTGCTACCGCCTCCGAGTCATCAGATAATATAACCACCAGGGACAGCGAAACGTTGGGCACTGTAACGCATGGAAGCAAACAGACATTTTCCGGTCTGGATATGGATGTGTCTACGGGTGATTATATCGGAATGTATTATAGTTCTGGTACAATGGAAAGGGATGATTCGGGTACGGGATACTGGTATAAACAAACCGATAATATCCCCTGTACCGGAACAGCGTTTACGTTTTCAGCAGATAGGACATTAAGCCTATATGGCACAGGAACGGAGAGTGGCGGGGCCACTGATTACCCTATAAGCACATCATCTGGTATAACAGCATCAGCAACCATATCAAGGGCGTTGGCATGGGACAGGTGTGTTGATTCGGCTATATCTCTAACGACCAGTGTATCAAAGTCATGGGGTAGAACTAGGACAACCAGTTCAGCCCTTTCAGTAACCCCGACAGTGGCCAAGGGTACCGATTATGCTAGGTCAACTTCACCAGCCTTATCCTTAACGGCTACTATTAGCAGGGCCTTAGCCTACTCAAGGGCGGTATTGGCTAACATTAGTTTAACTTCTACAGTCAGCAGGGTGGTGGCATGGGCAAAGGCTACATCATCTACTATTAAAGCTAGTGTCTCAATCACAGCGACAGCCACCACAACCGTAAACTATTTAATCACCGTTGCTACTAACCTATCACTGACAACAACTGTTACCAGAACACAGGCAATAGCAAAATCAATCGCAACAAATCTATCACTAACACCTTCTGTTTCCCGGGCATTAGCGGTGACAAAAACCGTAGCCACTAATCTATCGCTGGCCGTTACCATAGTCAGGACATGGGTTCTAGCATTTGCAAGAATAGCAGGGAGATATGGAACTAAACCATCTGTAGATTGGTCTGACTCTATAACAACAACTGGAAGGTACGGTACTAAACCATCGGTAGACTGGGATGACGATGTATCAAGCGGTGGAAGATATGGCTAGGAGAGATAATGCTTAGTGCGGTTAATGTAGGATTTTATAATGCCTTGAAGCTCTGGCCTGAAACATCGGCTAGAAATACTGCTTATACCGTGGGCGATGTTATCAAACCTACAACCTACGCAAACCACTCATATAAATGTACCACTGCAGGGACTTCACACGCTGATACAGAGCCTACATGGTCAACCACTAACGGGGTAGTTACTACCGATGGAACGGCAAAGTTCACAACTTACGACAGTAAAACATACCAGATAAAGGCCAAACAGCCCGACACCGTTCCTTATGTCACATTCGGCATGGAGACAAACGTGCCTATGGGTGACTTTGTTAGCCAGGTGGCAATGGAGAGTTTAACCTACTGGGTTAATTGCTTCTCTGATAAGTCTGCCGCTGACGTTGCTGGAATAGCAGATGAGGTTCTGGCGGCGATGGATGATGTTACTCTAACCGTCTCAGGATATACGCCGATGAAATGTGTTAGAGAGTTTATGTCTAGCTTACTCTGGGATAACGAAACGGATATTTACCAAATAAGTTTACG